TCATGAGAGAAGGAGCTCTGCCTCTTCCGCTGTAATTCCAAGACGTGCGAGTAGTCCAGCCTTTTGCTCTGCCTTGAGTGCAGCGTCAGTTACTTTTTCTGCTGCCTCGGCTTGGTCAATTTCGAATTGAGCAATTTCTTCCGCTGTAGCTTCGCGCTCTACTGTGTTCCCCGTAAGCGCGTCATGTTCTGTAATAATCATAATTAACCCTTCTTATATCCGTATACGTTGATTTCGCCGGTGATGGTTCCGCCTGATGGATAAATAGAAATTCCATCGTAAGAAGTCTTAACGGCATGAAGACCACCGAAATCATTCTTATAAACTGGGTCGGGCATCTGGTTAGTCCAAGCCGTGTATTGCGCTACGAATGGGTTCATAATGCGAATGTCCATAGCTTGTTGGTCTGTCGTTCTAATATACCCGCACACGCCATAGCTTACTGAGCTAGCTGGATCGTAGCCAGAGGTTGAATCGCTATATTTTACGTATGTGTTAATCGTTGAATAACTTGATGCTGTATTATTTGTGCCGCTTGAGCGCATACGGTTGTAAAGGTAATTTCCCGCTGAGCCAGTAATCTGGGCTTGAATGACATAGAAGTCATAAGTAGAGCTAAAACAGTTGTCAATATTTACGGCTGAAGACCCAGTAAAAGTTGTTTTTGTAATGCGTACCAAGTCACCGCCCGAGCCCCCTCCTCCAATAGCCGCCCAAGCTGAGCCTGAGTAATACTCTGTAGAGTTAGTGTCCTTAAGGTAAGAAATCATACCCTCTTGCGGTGATGCGATGGCAGAAGTACGAGCCGCCGCATCTGCAAAGACCATAACTACCTGCGATGCTAGGTAAGAGTTAGCCGCCGACGCTGTGAGAATGTCACCTGTCGAGAACTCGATATATCCTGCTCCTGCTGCCATTTATTTATCTCCTAGTATCCGAGTATGGATTGTCCTATTATACCGTAGGTCGAGCTTCCAACGATGAAGCCCTCCGCTATTGGTTCAAGGGTTGTAATTGTTGCGGTCATCTTATTTGGTGTTATGTCCCACGCGATGCCTTGGCATTGGAGGGTCTTTACAATAGTCGAGCCGTCGGGCTGGACGTTAGTAATCTTGAGGTTATCGAAGTAGTCGAGACCGATCATAGTGCCAGTAGGTACGGCAGGGTCTAGTAGGTCTACCACCATCTCGTCGATACGGATAGTAGTTTCCTTACGAGTAGCTACATATTCCTTGGCGATGTTAGCCACGATGGTGTCGGTCTCTGCGACTAGGTTGTCCTGAGTGATGCCATGAGGGAAATACTTATTCACCGAGTCGGTGTCGCTAACTGTCTGCGCTGTACCGCCTACACGGGTAAAGGTGGCTTGGTTGATAATGAGCTTGTCATCGAAACTGTACTTTAAATTCTTATACGGTATGCCAGTAGTTTGATTAAATTCAACTGGAGTAGCTGCAAGGCTAGACATAACCTCGGTACGGTTCTTAAATATAGCTGTGCCTGAGCCGTCCATATAGAACGCGCCAGTCTCGGAGAACTCTGCATTCTTCAAGGCTTCAAGGGATGTGCGAGCAGTAGCAGGGTCGACTACGCAGGTATTGAGCCCTGTAGCCACGGTACGCATAGAGCTAGGGAATGAGACCTGATCTAATATCTTGCCAATACGAGTGCCAGTATCTTGCCCCGCTGTTGCCCCTGTAACGGTCTGGATGTTAGCCATCTGAAATAGACGGAAACCATCGGTGCAGACTAAATCGACATAGCCTGTCTCTTGCCCTGTAGGGTAAGTGTATTTGTAATCGGTGACATAGCCAGAGAATAGAAAGTGTTGATCTGCGCCAGTAGTGGCAGAGATACGCACCTTGCGTAGAGGGCTGAGGTAGCCGTAGTAAGGCGATGAGGTATTCTGAGGATTAAAGTACGAGAGAGGGTCTAGGACGCGTACAGTAGCCGTTCCAGCCTCGTATTGGTCACGCTGGATAGAGCGACCACGACGGATAGCAATTTGATACACATCTGGCGTAAGGTCGACAGTAGGCAGGATAACGTCCGACTCACCAAGGCGAGAGACTCCAAGGACGCCGTACTTAGCATCGCCAATTACAAAACCTGTACCGAATGTTGCACCGCTTGAGAAGTCGAACGAGACGGCTATCTGTGCAGGTAATGCCATTAGCCGAACATCCCAGCAATACGACCGATATCGGACTTCTTACCTGCGAGAGAGTTGTAATTCAAACCGCTCTGGACTGCAAGAACTAGATCCTGCTCCGATAGAACTGAGCCGTTAACGGTGATGTAGACATCTCCCGCTGCGCTTGAACCTGCGCTACCTCCTCCACCCGCAACGAGGCTTTGAACTGTAGGGGTAAGGGTCGCGAATGATTCACCGCGAGCCATTGAACCGTTGCCACCGATAGAGGCTGCGAACTTAGCCTTAGCAATAATCTCATCGAGGAAGGCAGACCAAGCCGCGAAAGGGTTCTTAGCGTCTGGCAGGGTAGTGAGATCCTTAGCGAGCTTTCCGGTCGAGTCGATTGACTTGGCTAACTCTGCAGACAACTTAGCAGCGAGAACGTCATTACCTGTAAGTAATGCAAGCTGTAGATTGAGGCGTAGCTTCTCTTCCTCGGTAATCTTGCCCTGTAATGCTGCGACTAGCCCAATCTTTTCAAGGTCAAAGAGAGCCGATTGCTTTTTGGCTGCCGCTTGCTTCTTTAACTCGGCTGTATTCTTCTTTGTGTTCTTGACGATTTCCTTATCGGTCTTTAACTTCTCACGATTAAGGCGAGCATTGTTCTGATCTGTCATGAACATCTGGACGCTAGGGTTTTCTAAAGTCTTATTACGTTGTACGTTGCCATAGGCTGAAAGGTCTTTGACTACCTTGAGTGCGTCACCTACTGGCCCGAATAGAGCGACCTTACCTAAGATGCCTGAAAGCCATGAAGGAACGGCTGCGTTGAGGTTCTTCATCTGTCCGACAAGAGAACCGAAACCATAGATAGCATCGGCTGTGAACTCTGCGAGGGACTGCATAGATGCCGCTAAGTCCTCGACGCTAGTATCTCCAGCGATGAGCATGAGGGAATCGACTAGACCCTTGCCGATAGTCTCTTGAGCTTCACCCGCTGCAACCTTGAGAACTTCCATTTGTCCGGCGTAGGTCTTGAGGTAAGCCGCGTTAGATCCCTTGAACTGGTCGTTAAGTTTCTTTTGGACTGCAGCAAAGTCCATAGTCTTTAGTTCTGCCTGAGATAGACCGAGGTTATACTTCTTAAGTCCCTTAGTATTTCCTACATACGCAGCACTCAAATCGCTGACAACGGTAGAAAGTTCGATACCGCTTCCCCGAGAGATTTCTATCGCCTGAGTTAATAACTCTTGAGACTTAAAATAGTTGCCGGTCTGTGTGAGGAGTTTCTGCATAGCAGGACGTAGCACATCATCTGCGACCCCTGCAGTCTGGGAGAGCTGAGAGATGAAGGTCTCCATCTGAGGAGCAGCAAAAGCGACTCCGAGGTTCTTCATGGTGTTAGCAAGTAAAGCCGCGCTCTTCTCATCTTCGGCGAATGCCTTGACGGATGCCTTACCAAAAGCGATAATTTTGTCAGCTGCGAACGCACCGGCTAGAGCCTTGGCTAGTTTCTTAGCGCCCTTTTCTAGCTTGTCAGTTGAGCCCTCTGCGTCTTTGAAAGCCTTCTTACCTGTGAACTCTGCCGCTAAGGATATAACTATGTTGCTCATACTTGACTCCTAGCGTTGAGCTTCTTGGAAGCCGCCTCAATTGCGTTGATAATGTTTTTACGAGCCTTGCCCTCATCTTGGTTATAAGCCTTGAATAGTGCGCGACCTTTCATACCTTTATTTCTGCCCTCCAAGCCATTAGCGTTAGGAAGTTTAGGAGTAAAGTTTCCTTCAATTCCAGAGGTGCGTCCTGCCCACTCATAGATAACTCCTCCGATGTTTTTAGAACTTACGGAGGCAAGAGATTTAAAGCCTCTGCGATCTGGCTTGCTTGGACTTGTCTTATATCCTATGCCGCGCTTGGCTTCCGCTTGGTCATAGTAACGAGAAGCCCAGCGACCTTTAGCGTTATCACGCTTGAGCCATCCGCTAGGTACTGCGTCATTAGATGGCATGAAGCCTTTAGCTTGCTTGACGATAGGCTTAAGAA